ATCGCTGCGCCGGGTTATCCAGAGCTTATCCCTAACATGGTACAGCTCAACAACGATCGCAAGAATACCGCGTTCGTAGTAGGCGATAGCCCATTCCGTATTCCAACAGAAGGTACTGCACTTACTAACTGGCTCACAAACACAGAACTTAACAGTGTTGAGAGCGAAGATGCATTAGTCACCCGCGATCCATATCTAGGTGTGTTTTATCCAAGCGTGCTTGGATCGGATCTCTCAGGTAATTCGGTTGCGATGCCAGCTAGCTATGGCGTTCTGAGGATGATACATCGTTCAGACGACGCAGCAGCACAGTGGTTTGCACCAGCAGGTGTACGCCGTGGCGGACTTGACAATGTTAACAGGATTGGTTATCTAACAGCAACTGGTGAGTTCTTCGCAGTAGGAGTACGCCAGGGTGTTAGGGATATACTATATGAAAATGCAGTTAATCCATTAACATATAGCCCAACTACTGGCATTATCAACGACGGCAACAAAACCCGTTCAAGCAGCAGCAGTGCTCTTGATAGGATCAATGTAGCAAGATTAATAGCGTTCATGAGAACACAACTTGATAAGATCGTACGTCCGTTCTTGTTTGAACCAAACGATAAGACCACCCGCGACGAAGTCAAGGGTGTGATTGATAGGTTCTGTAATGATTTGGTCACTAAGCGTGCTTTGTATGATTACTTGGTAGTCTGCGATGAGACCAACAATACTCCGACCAGGATCGACGCTAACGAACTGCACATCGATATTGCGATTGAACCAGTTAAGGCTATTGAGTTCATCTACATCCCAATCAGGATCAAGAACACAGGCGAGATAGCAAGCGGTAACATTTCATCGAGCCGCACGGTTTAATCCGTAGTGGCTTGGTGGGATCAACCAGGTAAATATAAGGTAACAGGAGACTAAGATGGCAGTCGCAACATTAACGAGATTCACAGTACCAGTCGCTAGCGACCAGAGTGCTCAGAGCCAAGGCTTGCTAATGCCAAAGCTCAAATATCGCTTTAGGATATCTTTTGAGAACTTTGGAGTAAGCACACCTAGGACTGAACTAACTAAGCAAGTAATTGACTTTACTCGTCCAGAAGTAACCTTTGAAGAAATGACGATCGACGTTTACAATTCAAAGATCAAGATGGCAGGCAAGCATAGCTGGTCAAATACCACAGTGAATGTCAGAGATGATGCACTAGGAACGGTCAGCAGATTAGTTGGTGAGCAACTTCAGAAACAGTTTGACTTCTTTGAACAGAGTTCAGCAGCAGCTGGCATTGATTACAAGTTCACGCTGCGTTGCGAAATGCTAGATGGCGGTAACGGTGTTGACACTGTTAGCGTGCTTGAGACATGGGAACTTTATGGTTGCTACTTGCAGATGGTCAACTACAACGATCTCAACTACGCTACCAGCGAGCCAGTCACAATATCAATGACGATCAGCTTCGATAACGCACTACAAACTCCACTAGGAAATGGTGTTGGTTCACCAAACGTTCCAAGACAGAGTGGTGTTACAGCTACAGGCTAACAGATAAGAAAATGAACGAGAATGAAACCCGGGTAAAACCGGGTTTTTTCTTTTCTATAAATAATACGACATGGCAAACTATTATTCAGGACGAGGTAAAGGTGAGGTTAAGCTACGCGATTTCGCGCACGCCGCCCGCACGTTTACGAGTGACGCAGGTTACACATTAGCACCCAAAGTTGGCTTTGGATTCCACGTTAGATTGATTTACAATCAACCTGGAGATTTCTTTGCAGGCGGATTGACTAACACGTTATCTGTATTAGTCAAAAGCGCAGACCTTCCTAAGTTTAACATTGAGACTGAAGTCTTAAACAAGTACAACAAGAAAGAAGTGTTCCAGAAGAAAATCACTTACGAACCAATAAACATAAATTTCCATGACGATGGCGCTAATACTGTGCGAGACATGTGGTTGTCTTACAACCAATATTACTTTGCTGATAGCAACATCCCGCAACAAGCTTACGATCTAGATGACACATACAGTCCAGTACGACTAGCTACACGATATGGACTAGACACGGGTAGAGTTGGTAGATTCTTAAAACAAGTAGAGATATACAGCATGGCTAACCATGTGTATACCAAGTATACACTGATCAATCCGTTGATATCTAGCTTTGATCTCGACACACATGATTATTCAGACGGTGCAAAGATGATGCAAGCCCAGATGAGATTAGAATACGAGAACGTGATCTATTCTGAAGGCTCTACGGAAGCTATACCTGGATTTGGTCTCAGCAGCTTCTACTATGATAATGAATTTAGTGAGCTCAAAGAAACCAACCTATCTTTTCCAAACTCAAACAGGATAGTTGATGAAACTGAAACGCAACTTTATAAGAAAAATACCCCAGTTCCTCAGAGCAACTTTGATGTAAACCCTGCTCCTAAGATTGATATGACCAAGACACAGAAGGTCAAGATCAGCTCACAAGCAGTTAACAGCCTGCAAGGCAACAGGAGATTTAGTTTTCCTACTGCTACTGCAATAAACAATCAGAGCCAGCTAGTAGACATCAATGCCAATGCTAAGATAAGGCAAGGTGTGGTCAATCGATCGAGCGCAGTGACCAGCAACGGGATTACTGTTTCTAATGTTGGCGCTAGTAGTTTTGGCGGCAACAATGCATCAACCCAGATACCTAGCGCATTGTTTGTAGAACCTAAGATACCTGCAGGGTTGACACAGGCTGAGATCAATCTATTCAACGATTCGTATCCTCCGCTACCAAGCACCGATTCTAGGACCAGGAGCGCACCATATGCCTAATCTTCCCTTATCCGGTATCCAGACCACAAATGATACTAAAGTCGCTAACTATGTCCAGGGATTCTACAAGAAAAACTTTCCAGTCAGTGGCGACGAATATGATGTTGTGCGTACTTTTTTCCTAGGAAGGACCAAGGGAAATAAGACAGCAGCAGATGCGCTGACGAGTAGTGTGATGACTATAGCCATAAACCGTAACATCAGACCAGTGAGCATAATCGAAGACTTTAAGAAATACACTGACAATTCTAGCTTCACCGCAGCACTGATCGCACTCATCAATGGCGATAGGCGCAATACCAGCAAGCTAGGATATGCAGCTATTCCCGAACCTGATCAATATGTGGTTAGGAACATAAGTTCGTGAGCAAGTTCGCACAGGGTAAGTTTACCCTGAAGAATACAGAAAAATACGTAGGAACCAAGACTCCGACATATCGAAGCAGTTGGGAACACACGTTCATGATGTTCTGCGATAACCATCCCAACATCATACAGTGGGCAAGTGAAGCAGTGCAGATACCTTATAGAAATCCTGTGACTGGCAAGCAGAGCATATATGTTCCAGATTTCTTCGTGATGTATGAAGATAAAAATGGTAACCGCCGAGCAGAGATAGTCGAAGTCAAACCCAGCAGCCAAGCTACTATGGAAGCAGCAGGCAAGAACAACCAGAACAAGCTCAGCGTGGTGGTCAATACAGCCAAGTGGCAAGCAGCACAAATATGGTGCCGCCGCCAGCAAATTACTTTCAGAGTGATTACTGAGAAAGATATATTCAGGCAAGGACAGAAACGCTAAGTATCTGCATGACAAAGCAATTAGAAAACGTGTTCGACCTCCCACCACTTGAAAGCTCTGATGCGACAAGATACGCACAGGAAATGCAATCTCTAGAAGAACTCGATCAGCAGATACCAACCATAACTGATCTATCTAGCAGCGATGCTGAGATGGATAATCTAGCTAATAAAGCTGTGAGCAGTTTTGATGATCTAATGGCCTTAGGCATGAACGTAGAGTCTCGTTTCTCAGCGCCTATATTTGATGCAGCTAGCAAGATGCTAGGACATGCAGTCATGGCCAAGACAGCCAAGATAGATAAGAAACTCAAAGCTATCGATCTAGAGATGAAGCGCCAACGTCTGATGCATCAGATCGGTAGCAAAGACAAAGAAGACACCCTCGAGGGAGAAGCTCGTGTGTTAGACAGGAACGAATTGCTCAAGATGCTCAAAGGCGAATGAGGCATAAATATCCCATAAGGATATGAACATGAGATCTTACAGAGAATTCCTAATTGAATCCAAGAAACAGTATACTTTTCGGCTTAAAGTAGCCGGAGAAGTATCAGATGAACATCAAGAGATGCTAGAAGCCAGCTTCGATCGCTGGGGTCTAGCGAGCCTAAGCAAGCCTAAGAGGACGCCGATACAACAGCATCCGCAGGACTTTCCAAACATCACTAACAGCGAAATCAGCGTCATGGAACTGGTGTTAGATTATCCAGCAACCCCGGCTGAAGTCGCTCAGTGCATGCATAACACTATCAACATTCCAATGGACAGCATCAGAGTTTATAACGAAGGTGATCCATTAGAAGCAGAACGTGAAGAAGATGCTGAATCAGAAGATGAAGAGTATGAAGTGCAGCTGACCGCTCCTTATCCTAAAAGTGACAAAGATCCTCAATACGGTGATAAGTCTAACAAGAAATTCTTAAAAGACCTAGAGAAGATGCCAAAGATGAAGATCTCAGGCGGCAACACCAGCAAGTCACAGACCACTAACGATTTACCACAAGGTAAACTAAGTCCAGTGGGCAGCACCAAGAACGCAAAGCCCACGCCAAAGAGTGCAGCTAGATGAGCAAGGTCAATGACAAGAACGTAGGGTTCGCAGAAGGAACCACAGTACTCATGGCTAACGGTAGCTTAAAACCTATCGAAAAGATACAGCCAGGTGAGTGGGTGATGAGCTTTGATACTAATTCAAGCTCAAGCGATCTCGAACCGCGTGAAGTCATCGATACGTTTAAGCACATCATCCGTGATGTGTTAGAAGTACAGTCAGGTGAGGACAGCATGATAGTCGCTCGTGGCCAACTGTTCTTAGCACCAAATGCTGATTGGCAGTTCGCACACGAAACTGCTAGGATAACTGACACCGACGGTAATCCACGAGACTTTACTGTTACTAAAGTCATAGGCGGCAAACACAAGATCTACGACATCATCGTTGATCGTAATCACAGTCTAGTTGCCAATGGATTCCGCGTTCATAACAATGGCGGCGGCACCGTCCGGAATCCATCTACATCAATGGGCAGCGCATCAGGTAGCTTTACCCGCGCGGAAACGGCTATTAGAAGCACTGTAGGCAACGCCGTGAGGACCGGTGACAATCCTGGATCACGTCCCGGCGATACTAATAGCGGATTAGGAAATAAAGTCGGTCCAGCACCAAAAGAACCTTCTGGTCCAAACAAAGAAAATCCAACAAACGATAATCGAGATAATAGAGGCGGTGGCGGCCGTGATAGTTTCAGAAGCAGTTCACCTCTCAGTGGTCGTCGTAGCAAATCAAGTCCACGTAAGGCAGCACCAAAAGAACCACCGATAGACAAGAAAGTGTTAGCTTACATAGCATACACTGCTGTACAAGAAACCATGGATTATATCTGTGATGTGCAACTCACATACCTAGGCACTAGTTACTTTACAGTAAGGACAGCAGTTACTAACTATCTAAAATATGCTGATGCATTATCTAAAGATGCGCTAGCACATGTATTAAATTCAACTATGGGTGCTTCTGACAAGAATAACTTAGAATCATTCCATGTTGATATCATTAATACTTTTACTATCATCAGGAACAGTTGGAGTAATCCCAACGATACGTCAGTCAATCTCGAATCGATCAAACGTGCTTGCTTAAATGTCAAACAATTTGTTGATAGATCCCAGGGAGTGATCAGCAAATATATCGGAAGTCAAGTACCTGATCTCAAATACAAAGTACCAGGCCTAGCATCACCACCTAAGGTAGCGTTGCCAACACAAGTTCAATCACCACTATATGTTAAAACCGCAGGCAACACTTGGGTTACTACTGCTGAAAGTACAGCAGGAACTACGACTACACCGGCTATCACCGGTGGACTAGGTGCTAGCTATACTAAAACTCGCGTGGTGCGTGGTTACCTATATGCTTACACGCCGGGACGAGGTTGGGCTAAGATAGGTCCAGCTGATCAATACAAGGCATTGAGTTAACATGTCAAATACGTCAATCATAGTAAATACACGTAGGATACGTGCAACTGACAGTAAAGTACGAGGTAGCAGCAATGAAGTTACCTGCGTACACACTGTGCGTGCTGAAGATTTGAGAGTTATAAGACCTATACCAGGCCAAGCCGGTCTGAATATGGTATTGAAATTAAAAGGATAAGAAAATGACACAAGCTAAGGTAAATCAATTATGGGTATCAGGCTTCACGGCAGAAACTGCTGTGATGATGGCAAATGGTAAACAGAAGCCAATCAGCAAGATCCAAGAAGGCGAGTGGGTGGCTAGCTTTGATCCAATCTCCCGCAAGATGGAACCTGGGCTGGTTACAGGCACCTGGGCCGAAGTCATGAACGACGTGCTAGAGATCAACGTTGATAACAAGAGCATGTTAGTAGCAAGCAGCCAACGATTTTTTACCCCAGCTGGTGAATTTAAGTCAGCTCCAGACACAGACACTGTGTTGACACAGGACGGCACGCCAACGCATATCTCGGCTAAGAAATATCGCGGCGGCAAGGTCAAGCTATATGATATTACTGTTAAAGATAGCCATGCTTTCTTCGCAGAAGGTTTGATGGTACACAACAAGGGCGGCGGCAAAAAAGCTGCACCACCTCCCCCGCCGCAACCAGTGGTCACTGCTGGTAAGATTGGCAAGCCACTCACGGTCACAGTCAATGGTAATACCATCTCTGTACCAGCTAGTCCTGGTTCGGCAGCTAGGGTTAGCGTAGCATACAACGGCGCAGTTACCACTAGTTCACCTGGGGTAGCAATCCTGCGCGGCACGCTTGATTTGCAACAGTTTCCACGAGTACCAAATCAATTAGGTGCATATAACAGCATGGTCAGTGCAGCAGCGATCAGAGATTCGTTCTGTAACAACATAAGCAATTCCTCGGGTTCAGTGAATTCAAACACCAAAAACGGTTGGTTAGACGAGCTTAACATGCTCAAGAAGAACGTCACGCTAGCTCAGAAAAACAGCGGTGTCACTAATATATTCACGAATTGGCGTTGTGGCACACCTGCACCAGGGGGTAGAAATAGAGTTGATTTAACCACCGGATTCGATGATACACTAGATGATATCAATGAATTGAAAAGGTTTGTTAAGAAGAACAAGAATCTCACAGATAAAGATATCACGTTTATCAAAGGTAAGTGCAGCGAATTAGAAATCAGCATCAGTAAGATACAAACTAGCCTCCAGGGCGAATATAATCGAGTACCTCCTTCGCTGGGACTGTTGCCTGGTGTATTTTTCAATGATCCTCGCTTCTATTATTACAGTCCTATTGGTAGAGATGACAACGACAGGCCCTTTTATAGATATGCTCCACCAAACGGTGGTGGTGGAAGAATTAATCTCCCAGCTAGGTATTATAAACACGTTGATCCCGAACGAGGCGAATATTTTGATCTAAACCCAGCTAACGCGATTTGAACCAAGGAATATGAAAATGGATATGAAACAATTAATCAGCAAGATGGATGAGATGGAAATGCCATCCTATGGCATGAACGAAGCCCAAATACGCAGTTCGAAAGACGCGATACAGATCCTAGCTAATCTGCGTGCCATGGGCAAGCAGGGCGATATGGGCGGTCAAGTGCCTCCAGGATTTGCTACACAAGTGGTCAATGATCTCTATGACGTCATGATGTATATCGAAGCTAATATGGGTGAAAGCATGGCTACAGAAGCTAAGAAACCAGACTTCCTCGATCTCGACAAAGATGGTGACAAGGAAGAACCTATGGCAAACGCTGCCAAGGACAAGGAAGAAGACAAGGAAAAGGTCGAAGAGTCGATCGTGATCCAAGCTGATGGTGAAGAAGCAGCAGCTTTGCTGGGTATGCTCAAACTAGCTGGCATGCCGCACGAACAACCAGCGATGGAAGAACGTGACATAGAACACGATAATACTCCAGACGAGCATGTGAAACCATTTGCCGCAGCAGTTCCTGCAGGCAATGATCTCCACAAAGCAAAGGGTGCTTATCGCGCTGCTGCTGGCGGCGACAATCCAATGGCCATGGAAGAACTAAACAAGCTAGAAGGCAAGCTAAAGAGCATGTACGAGAGTTTGCTCGCTCAAGATACTAACTGAGGAATCTAAGATGGACTTTAAGCGTTATTTGACAGAAGCAGCTATAGCAGCAGAACAACCTGTGACAGGTGACGCTTTTGATATCTCAGTGAACGAGATGCTAAACGTAGAATGCAGTGTGGTTGATCATGGACCAGGCAGCGTGACTATCATGCTGGATGAACGTGCTATCAGCATGCTAGAACACTGTGGATGCCAGTTCACTGGAGAATCAAGCGCAGACGAACCTGAATCTGTTGACATGGATCAAGATGATAAGCGTTATGACGATGCTGAAGATGCTGAAGATGCTGAAGATAATGAAAAAATTGAAGAATCATCACACGTAGTTAAACATGCTACCCATGGTGCGGTCTATGCTAAAGATGGCAAAGCTAAATTATTCATGACTCGCCGAGAAGCAGAAGAAGTTGCCGATGCTATGGCTTCCAAACACGGTGGCAGTGGAATCAGCGTGACACAAGCTCCATATACTGGTTACTTCGTCAAGATGCCTGAAACTAAAATTGAAGAAGCAGATTACTCAGAGACTGATTCACATGGCCCATATGCCCGCGGAGCTGCTGATGCAGACTACGGACGCAAGTATGAACCACACAAGTTCGTGGACAATGGCAAGGGCGGAAAGATCAAAGAAGTATTAACTGATCTAGGAGAGATAGCACAGTATAAAAAAGGCTATACTACTGGTGGAGTCGATAAGCAAGATTTCAGTGAACAGATTGCTGAAAAGAACATGAGTGAAAAGGCTCTGGGCATTAATCAACCTAAAGTATCTGCTACCAATGAAGAATCAGATTATATCGGTTACAACTTTGGTGGTCTATTCAAAGACTCTTCTGAATGGGAAAATGCAGCAAAAAAGCGTGGATTAGTTGTTAAGTTATCTACTCATCCATCTGGCGAAGTGATAAAATACCAGATTGCTAAAGACAAGTCAGGAAACAATCGTGGACACTTTGATCACGGAACGAAATCCGGTCGCCTTACAGAAGAATCAAAACAGATCGATGAAATCTCAAAGAAACAAGTTTATGAAGAACACATGAGTGAAAAAGATGCCGAAAGACTTGCACAGAAACACGTGGATGCAGCTATCTCGGCAAAAAAATCTGGAAACTTAGCGGGTTATTATGCTCATGCCGAAGCATCAAATTATATCTTCGATAAGATTTTAGCACACACATATTCTGCAAAAGGCGTACCTTCTGGAAAAATTCGATCAACTGCAAAGAAGCTTTTTGGTGAATCATCTGAACACAGTATCAACGAGGCAGAATATCAAGGACGTGAAGTCAAATTAGGTAAGCCAACCACCGGTGACGTTAAGAAGTTCAAAGTTTACGTCAAAGATCCAAAGACAGGCAATGTCAAAAAGGTAAACTTTGGTGATCCTAACATGGAAATTAAACGCGACAACCCAGAACGCCGCAAGAATTTCCGTGCCCGTCATAACTGTGCAGACAAGACTGATCGCACTAAAGCTGGGTATTGGTCGTGCCGTATGTGGTCCAGCAAGCCAGTTAGCAAGATAGTCTGAGGTGAGTTGTGAGAGCAAGCGAATTTGAAAAAGCTGCCCTAGACGAAGCTAAGCAAGGAAAGTTAACCTCGGGTCAGCAACGTGCTACTCGTGGACTGCATCTTTATAGCGACGGTAAACACGTTAATAATGATTACACTCAATATCGTTTGAGCCTAGCCCTTGCCTGCGCTGATGGAACAAACCCAGTAGAGATGGATTCTGAGAGCTGGATAGGTAAGAAAAAGAGTGTGCATCCTTACAGTAAGATAGAACACGACATGCTCAAACATGCTTATAAAGCAGTGGGGGCATCACATAGTGATCTCAATCACGGTGATATAGACAGTAGAGAAGATGATGATGTACAGCGGGTTAGCCCAACTGCTGCCCGCAAGAAAAATCGTTACGGAATCTGATCATGGAAATCGATGAACTGCGCAAACTTGCCGGCATAGGCAATGCAGCAACTATGACAGCTTATCAGGGCAGCAATATTAGCATGACTGGTACAGAAAAAGCCGAGATACAGCGAAAGAATAAGATAGAACCAGGCACACAGGATTGGTTCAGACTCTGGTTTTCTCTTCCCTTGATGACAGGCGAAAAACCTATTTGAGATCCAAGTAAGGTTTCCAACTTTCATGGTTAATATGCCAATTGAGATGGTCTGCTGAAGCACCTACGAGATGCCAGTATTCTGGTTTGAATGGTAATCTCCTAGGCAATTGATGCTTGTCGCCTTTCTTGAAGTTGCAAGTCTGGCAAGCAGCAACAGTGTTCTCCCAAGTGGTCTTACCGCCCTTGCTCATAGGCTTTACATGGTCGATGGTCAGCTCATCATTATCGCAAGTCTCACCGCAGTATTGGCACTGATAGAGATCCCTGAGATAGAGATTCTTGCGTGAGAATCT